AGGTACAACACTTTTTAGTGTTGACACTACAACTATCTCTATACCCGATGGTTCAATCACATCAGCGATGATTGCAAACGGTACTGTGATTGCGGCTGATATATTAGATGGCACTATTACAGATGCAAAAATAGCCGCAGTAGCCAACACAAAGATTACTGGTAATATTATTAGCTCCCAAATTACAAGTGTGGCCAATACACAGGTTACAGGTTTAATTACAGCTGGACAAATTGCTAGTGTGGCGAATACACAGATTACTGGTAATATTACACAAGCACAAATTGCTACAGGTGTAGCAGGAACAGGGCCAGCATTTAGTGCTTATGCTGGAACAACAGCTTCTATATCTCCATCAACATGGACAAAAGTTACTTTAAGTTCAGAAATATATGATACTGCTAATGCTTTTGATTCATCTACAAACTATCGTTTTACTCCACAAGTAGCTGGGTATTACCACATTAGTGCTGGAGCAAGAGTAGAAGGAGTTAATGCAAATAATAAAATTTTAGGTATATATAAAAATGGATCAGTATTATATACTACAGACACTTATACTCTACCATCAGTTACATATAACCCATCATATATGCCTATAACAATAGCAGCAACTATATATTTAAATGGATCTACAGATTATATTGAACTTTATGGATATTCAAATGGAACTTCAACTGCAATATCTGGAGGTTTAGGTGGCACCAATACAGCTCCTTGGGGGACATATATGACAGGATTTTTAGCTAGGAGCGCATAATGACATTACATGAAAAAATCAAAGCACTTTACCCTGACCTAACAACGCAGGACTTTAACCCAACATCAGGCACAATACTTTTACAAAACGACTCTGATGGTCGTGGTGATTACATCGCAAAATGGGAACACCCAACATTAGCAAGACCCACAGAAGAACAACTAGCAGATTAAATAAAACAAATTACTAGAGAACAATAATGCCAATTACCAAGGTAGCACCGTCACTCATAGCAGTAGCCAATAATGTAACATCAAATTCATTTGGTTCTGCCAACACTATTCCGTCATTTACTTTTGACGCTTCAGGTGTTATTACTACGGCATCAAATACAGCCATACAAATCAATACGGCTGATATTGCCAGTGGTGCTGTAACTAACGCAAAGATTGATTCGTTGGCTAATACAAAAATTACTGGTAGCATTGAAGCTACACAAGTTGGCACGACAGTTTCGCAGTTGTTTGGTATGCGTAATAAACTTATTAATGGTAACTTTGACATAGCCCAACGTAACACATCATTCACAAGCACAAGTTCTGCTAATAATGACGATACTTATGTGTTAGATAGATGGTACATTTTATCAGATGGTAACGATATTATTGATGTCACACAAACTACAACTGTGCCTACCACAGGACCTAAATACTCTATAGGGTTGGATGTAGAAACAGTTAATAAGAAGTTTGGTATTGCACAAATTATAGAAAATGCTAACTGCTATGACGCTATAGGTGGCAACGTCACATTATCTTTCCAAGCTAAAGTATCAGCTACTACTAAACTAGACAATGTAAAATGTGCTGTAGTAGCATGGTCAGGCACAGCAGATAGTGTTACTTCAGATATTATATCAGCATGGAATGTAGAGGGTACTAACCCTACTTTAATTGCTAATGCTACTTACGAAAACACACCTGTTAACTTAAACGTTACTACATCTTTTGCAACTTATTCTGTCACAGCAAATGTAGATACTTCATCTACAACTAACATTATTGTGTTTATTTGGTCAGATGTGACCGACACAACATTAGGTGACTTTCTTCATGTAACGAATGTTCAACTAGAAAAAGGCAGTACCGCTACATCATTTGACTATAGACCGATAGGAACAGAGTTGGCGTTGTGTCAGAGGTATTTTGAACTTCCCAGCTATTAGATCATTTGAGTTTGTCCGCAGCCAGATCAACTACAGACATTGAAACAAGTATTATGTTTCCCGTTTGGATGCGAGCTGCCCCAACAATTCATTCGTCTGCAAGTCAAGTATATAACATGTATGATGCTTTTGGAAATTCATTTACGCAGAGTTCGTTTAATGCAGGATTTGCCGTAAACGGGGCAACATCAAAAGGTGCATTTATTTCCTTTGGAAACTTTACGAGTTTAACGCAAGGGCGAACGTATGTTACAAACGCGGCAAACACAGGAAAATTGGGTTTAACAGCGGAGCTTTGAAATGTATAAACACTACAACAATGCGGATGGGTCAGTAAATATGCACGCAATCATTCGCACATCTGATTCTGCTTGCATCCCATTTGACCCAGCTAATCAAGATTTTGTAGAATACCTAAAATGGCTTGACGAAGGCAACACGCCAGAACCAGCGGATGAATAAATTATGCCTGTAACAAAAAGAGCAAGATATTCAATCATCACTTGGTTTATATAGATGAGCAAATCAAAACAAACCCATCTCAAAGGTGGGTTTTTTATTGTCTATTAACTTTAGTTTTGACTAAATACAGTATTAAAAGGAGATAATAATTGGCTGCATTTACTGAAATAACCATTGAAAAAGGTGCTACATTTTTAACCACAGTTAATGTAGAAGATTCGAATGGTGATGCAATTAATCTTGCTGGCTACACAGCTAATTCTCAAATAAGAAAATCTTATTATTCCACCACGGCGAATAATTTTACTGCCACAATAACAGGTGTTGCAAATGGTGAAATTACTTTATCAATGACAGCTGCTAATACATCCAATTTAACAGATGGTCGTGCATTATATGATTTACTGATTACTTCACCAGCAGGAGAAAAAACTCGTGTGGTTGAAGGCATTGTCACAATATTACCTAATATAACCCAAATTTAGAGAAGTTCTATGGCAATAAAATTAGGTAAAGTAACAATAGGTCAAAAAAATAGAACTTCAATTGTATCTTCTAATTTTAAACCAAAACCAAACGTAGCTTTAGCAGAATTATCAGATATTAACCTTGTAAATGTTGATGATAAAGATGTTTTACAATATAACTCTGCTACAGGTAAGTTTGAAGCAAATACCGTAACAGCTACTGTAATTGCGGTAAACGGTGGTTCCTTTTAGAGATAAATAATAGATTAATTAAATAAACAACATTGTTTTTATATTATTATTTAATTTGAATATATGATGTACCAAAGGAAAAAATAAATGGCTAACACCGTAATTCAACTTAAATATTCAGATTCTACAGCTACACCTCCATCGTTAAATACCGCTGAACCGGCGTATTCTAATAATTCCAATAAGTTATTCATTGGTCAATCAGATGGTTCAGTTGTTGCAATTGGTGGTAAATATTTTACAGCTATTGTAGATGCGGCCACTTCAGCAAATACAGCATCAACAATTGTTAAAAGAGATAGCAATAATAATTTTACAGCTGGTACTATTACTGCAAATCTTTCTGGTAATGCAACTACAGCTACCACACTAAAAACAGCTCGTGACATTGGTCTTGCTGGTGATGCAACTGGTAATGTTTCTTTTGATGGTTCACAGAGTGTTACTCTTACAGTTGATCTTACTGATACGGGCGTTTCTGCTGGCACATATGGTGGTGCTTCGCAGATTCCAGTTTTTGTTGTTGACGCAGAGGGTCGTTTAACTTCAGCCTCTAACACAGCCATTTCTGTTCCGTCAACTTTATCAGTCGCTGGCGATACAGGTTCAGGAACATTATCACTTAATTCAGATACATTAACGATTGCGGGCCGTGACGGTCTTGCATCTATTTTCGTTGATGCTAACAATACTGTTTTAGTTGATGTTGACAATACAGTTGTGCGAACAACTGGCGGCACAATCTCTGGCGATTTAGCTGTTACGGGTAACCTAGTTGTTTCTGGTAATACAATCACACAAGATGTTGAAATTCTCAAAGTTGAAGACTCTCTCATACAATTAGCTGCAAACAATGCGGCTGATGCGGTTGATATTGGTTTCTTTGGTCAATACAATGAAGGTGGAATAAAATATACTGGTTTGATCCGTGATGCTTCTGATTCTGGTAAATTCAAACTTGTAACTGCCGGTACAGTTAAACCTGTAGATGCTAATACATTTGATCCTGCTACCTATTCAACTGGTGTATTGGTTGCAAATATTGAATCACAAAGTGTAACTGTTGGTGGTATCAATATTTCTACTCGCCTTAATAGTGCTTTTGAACATGCAAACGGTGCTTTTGATAAAGCTAATACTGATTTTACAAATATATCTGTTACTGCTGGTGATTACGGTTCAGCTGCAATTATTCCTGTATTCAACCTTGTTGCTAATGGTCGTATTGCTTCAATCACGAATACATCAATTGCGATTGGCGCTTCAGCGATTACATCTGGCACATTAGGCGTAGCTCGTGGTGGTACAGGATTCTCATCTTATACTGCAAACGGTGTTATTATTGGTGGCACTACATCAACATCAGCATTAACTTCTGTTGCTTCTTCTACTGAAGGGCATGTATTACAGGTTAATGCCTCTGGTATTCCAACATTTGCACACCTTAACGGTGGATCATTCTAATTATAATGAAAGGATTTTATCATGGATGGAAAGTTTTTAGACGTTTATAACGAAGTAATATTGGAGAATTTTTACGCTGTATTAAAACAAAATTTTATGTTTCAAACGCAACTCAAGTTTGCTGAAGAAAATAATAAAAAAATAGCCGACCTAGAAAAACAAATTGCTGTTTTAACTTCAGAAAATAAAGATACCGTTACGCAGAAAAATCAAATTATTGAAAATTCAGTAAATATTGATAATGAAAGACATAGATTACAAGTAGCTGTAAATAATCAAATGAAAGAACTTGAATCTCTTAAAAAAATAATTGAAAATTTAAACGAAAAAGAAAAAGATCAACAAAAATATATTGTTCAATTAGAAAATATGTTTCCAAATTCAAAGAAAAAAAAACTAGGTATTGGAACACATAAAGACTCAAAATTAATTAAAGAAAAAACAACAACACTAAACGAAGACAATGATAATACACTAAAATTTGCTTCAAGTGGCGGAACATTCTAGTAAATGGCAAATACAGTAATATCACTCCGAAGTTCAGGTGTAACGGCAAACACTCCGTCACTTGGTGTTCTTGCAAACGGTGAGTTATCTCTTAACTTCGCTGATGGTATTCTTTATTATAAAACTTCATCTAATTCTTTAGGTTCAATCTACACTACTCCGCCAGCTGGACTAAATCAAGAAATACAGTTTAATGATTCTGGTTCTTTTGGTGGTAATTCATCTCTTACATTTAATAAAACTACAGGATTATTGTCCACCAATAATCTTACAGCTAATTCAGTAGCCACTACATCTTATGTTCAATTTGGTGATGGTACAAAACAATATACTGCTAATTCTGGTGTTGCAAGTGCATTTGCTCAAGCTAATGCGGCTTTTGCACAAGCAAATTCAAATTACATTAGTGCTGTAACAAGATTAGATGTAACACATTCCGGTTCTTCAGCCTATTTAATTGACCAATATTCTGGTAATAATCCTGCCATATATGTTATCGCAGGAGAAACAATAGCATTTTATTTGAATGTAACTGGTCATCCTTTTATGATTCGTGTTTCAAGTGGAGGTGCAAATTACAGCACTGGATTGATACATGTTGCAACCGATGGAACAGTATCAACAGATTCAAGCGCTCAAGGTAAAGTAACCGGAACGTTATACTGGAAAGTTCCAGCTGTATTAGCAGGTAATACTTATGTTTATCAATGTTCTCATCATTCAGGAATGGTTGGAAACATTAACATTGGTCAACCAAATTCAACGATACTTACTCATGCAAATGAGGCTTTTAACAAAGCTAATTCTGCTAATGTATTAGCACAAGGGTCTTTTGATAAGGCTAACTCTGCCAATGTATTAGCACAAGCATCTTTCGATAAAGCTAATTCTGCTAATGTATTAGCACAGGGGTCTTTTGATAAGGCTAACTCTGCCAATGTATTAGCACAATCTGCTTTTGATAAAGCCAATCAGACTGCACAATTAGCATTTACTACCGTTTCTGCTAATGGAACAAATTTAGTTGCTGATGCAAATAACGATACACTTACAATTACTTCAACTGTAGCTAATGGTATTTTTGTTACTGGTATTGCCGGCACAGATACGCTAGATATTGGTTTAATAGATTCAGGTGTAACTGCAAGTGGTTATGGTAGTAATATTCTCGTTCCTACTTTTGTAGTTGATACTAAAGGTCGTTTAACATCAGTATCAAATACAACCATTCGTTCAGCAACAACAACACAAACAGGTATTGTTCAATTAGAGGATTCAGTCACATCTACCTCTACAAGTAATGCTGCCACTCCAGCCTCAGTTAAAACTGCTTATGATTTAGCTAATACCGCCAATGTAACTATTAACTCTGCTTTTAGTAAAGCTAACTCTGCTAATTCTTTAGCACAACAAGCTTTTGATTTTGCGAACACTATTTCTGGTGGTGCTGCTACTGATAATGTAGCAAGAACAACATCCACAGCTGCATTTAATCATGCAAACGGCGCTTTTGATAAAGCTAATACTGATTTTACAAATATATCAACAACAGCTGGTGTTTATGGTAACGCTTCACACGTTCCAGTAATAACGCTTTCTGCCAATGGTCGTATATCAAATGTCATAAATACTCAAGTTGATATTTCTACCACACAAGTTACATCGGGTATTTTTGCGTTTGGACGAGGTGGCACAAATGCTACTTCATATACAACAGGTGCTTTATTAGTATCTAACGGCAGTTCCATTATTTCTTTAGCAAATACTGGTACGGCTGGCACATATGGAAACTCTACTTTTGTTCCAGTTATTACAACAGACGCTTATGGTCGAATTTCTAGTGTTACAAATACCGCAATAGATGTTACTGGTAGCGGAGCATCTATTGGTGATGTATTAGCTCTTTCAATTGCATTAGGATAAAATATGGCAAAACCAACCTCAAGAACTCAATTTAAAGATTATTGCTTACGAAGACTTGGCCATCCAGTTATTGAAATTAATGTGGATGACGACCAAGTAGAAGATCGTATTGACGATGCTCTTCAATTTTTCCACGACTATCACTTTGATGGTTGTGAAAAGATTTACATGAAACATCAATTCACACAAGAAGATATTGATAGACGATGGATCTATGCGCCAGATGCTGTCATATTTGTTAATGCTGTTTTACCATTTGATGATTCAAATTCATCAATTAATATGTTTGACTTACGTTATCAATTACGTTTGCATGACTTGTATGACTTTACATCTGTATCTTATGTGTCATATGAAATTACGATGCAACATATTCGCACATTAAATTTATTATTCTCTGGCACACCACAATTTAGATTTAATCGCCATCAAAATAAATTAATGCTTGATATTGACTGGTCAAGAGATGCAGAAGTTGGTAAATATGTAATTATTGAATGTTATCGTAAGTTAGAACCGGATACAATTACTTTGACTGGCACAGTAACGGGTAACACATCATCTAATACACTTGTTGGCACATCTACCATATTTGACCAAGAAATTATTGAAAATGATTTCATTACTTTGAGTAATGGTGTAGAAGTTCAAGTTCGTAAAATTAATTCACCAACAGAAATTGTAATTGCAGCTAATACATTAAGTGCGAATGCGACTGCCAACACAATGACCAAAGAGGGTTATTCAGATGTTTGGGACGATAGATTTTTAAAACAATATACTACCGCAAAAATAAAATATCAATGGGGTTCTAACTTAAGTAAGTTTGCTGGTGTTCAATTACCTGGCGGAGTAACACTTGATGGTCCAAAAATTATGGAAGAAGCTCAAAGAGAAATTGATAAAATAGAAGAAGAAATGCAAAGTTATAATGTATTGCCAAATGATTATTTCATGGGTTAATAATGAATGGCCACCAATTTATATTTTAATAATTTTCCAGAGAACATAACTTCAGAGCAACTGCTTGTTGAAGATTTGGTCATTGAATCACTCAAGATTCATGGCATGAGTGTTTTTTATCTTCCAAGATCCAGCCGTGATACAGTTGATTTTATTTTTGGTGAAGATACTCTTAAGCAATATGTTGAAGCTTATCCTCTTGAGATGTATTTGGAAAATGTTACAGGTATGGAAGGCGAACAAGACTTTATATCTAAATTTGGTTTAGAAATTCGTGATGAAGTTCAATTACTTGTTTCTCGCCGTAGATTTAAAACAACTATTCCTCAAAATAGACCAAAAGAAGGTGATTTAATTTATATTCCTTTGGTGCAAAACTTCTTTGAAATTACTTTTGTAGAACACGAAAATGACCAGGCTATGTTTTATACATTAGGCCGTGGTCGTGGTGGCAATGTTTATGTGTTTGCTCTTAAACTTAAACAGTTTGTATTTTCTAATGAAATTATTGAAACAGGTATAGCTGAAATTGATGATTCAATTAGAAACTATTATCCAAAAACAAAAATTACAATAAGTGCTGGTACTGGTAAATTTATTACTGATGAGTTGGTTTATGTGGGTGCTAATTTAGCTTCTGCCACAGCTCAAGCTCTTGTTTATGAATTTACTCCAAATACTCATATTGAAGTATATAGAACAATTGGCACATTTAGTTCAGGCACATTAAAAGGAAATACAAGTAATGCACAATGGACAATTAGTACCGTTGATACAATGACAGTAATGAATACTGCCTTTGAAGATATACAAGATAATGCTCGTATTGAGGCTGAAAGTGATAGCATTATTGATTGGACAGAAACAAATCCGTTTGGTGGTGATTAATGTTAGGTAATGATCAATTTTATAATAGAACAATACGAAAAGTTGTAGTGGCTTTTGGCACTCTTTTTAACGATATTACCTTACAAAGATATACTTTAGATGGTGTAACTAAAAAAGAAGTCTTTAAAGTTCCTTTATCCTATGGTTCCAAAGAGAAGTATTTAGCTCGTATTACTTCAGACCCTAATCTAACTAAATCTGTCGTTACGGTCGTTCCTCGTATATCCTTTGAGTTAACCGGAATGAGTTATGATACCTCTCGTAAGCAGGTGTCAACTCTACAAAACTTTTCAGCAAACACAGCGACTGCCATTAAAACACAGTATTCACCTATTCCTTATAATTTTGATTTTTCAATGTCAATTTATGTAAGAAACACCGAAGACGGCACTCAAATACTTGAACAAATATTGCCATTTTTTACTCCAGATTTTAATGTTACCGTAGATTTTGTTCCATCCATGGATCAAAAATATGATATGCCCGTATTATTAAATTCTGTAGCAAATGAAGTTGATTATGAAGGCGACATGTTATCAACACGTTTAATTATATGGAATTTAGAATTTACAGCTAAAAGTTATATTTGGCCTCCAGTTAAATCGGGTGAAATTATTCGTCAAGCTAATACAAGCATTTTCATTGACACTCAATCAAGAACTTCACAAAAAGTATTTGTTGATAAAGCAAACGGGTCTGGTTATTTTGCTGACGAAGAAACTATTTTTGTAACAGCCAGAGATATAACTGGTGATGTATCTTATTTCAGTAATTCAAACACCGGTATTTTGGTGATAAGTAACCTAAATAAATTACTTGAAGCAAATGATATTGTAGTTGGTGCAACAAGTAACGCTTCTTATACAGTTACTTCGGTTGATACGAATCCATTAAGAGCAGTTTTAATTATTACCACACCCGAACCAATTTCAGCTAATGTTGATGATGAGTTTGGGTTCTCTGAAACAATTTTTGAATGGCCTAATACATAATGTCTAAATTAAATAATAAATTATCTAAAGTATTAAACACTAAATCGATAGAAGTTAATCCCATGGTTGAAATATCAACAACTAAAGTTGTTACTACAAATATAGTTGAGGAAGATGCTAATTTTGCTCGTAATAATATTAGAGAACTAATTATTAAAGGCAATCAAGCCATGGATCAATTATTAGCTGTTGCTAAAGAATCAGAACATCCTCGTGCATATGAAGTAGCTGCAACTTTAATTAAAAGTTTAGCGGATATGAATAAAGATTTGTTAGATTTGCAAAAAAAACGCAAAGATTTAATCCCCAATGAAGATAATTTTGCAGGAAATACCAAAAATTTAAATGTAGATAAGGCGATTTTTGTTGGATCTACAAACGAATTAGTTAAGTTTTTAAAGAGCAATAAATAAGGATTATCATGGAAAAACTCATTGAACAACTCAAAACAATTTTAGGCACAAACTTTGGTTTATATTTTAAAGCTCACTCGTTTCATTGGAACATAGAGGGTGCAGACTTTATTCAATACCATAAGTTTTTAGCTAAATTATATGAACAAATTTTCAATAACACAGATTTAATTGCTGAAAAAATTCGTGCATTAGGATCTTATGCTCCAACAGGTTTAGATAGAATGCTTGAATTATGTGATATTCAAGACAATGAAAATATCCCATCAGCCATTGAAATGTTTGCACAATTAAAAAGTGATAATGACCGATTTATCATTCATTTGAGAGCTGGTATTATATTAGCTGATCAAGTTGGCGAACCAGCAGTTTCTAATTTTTTACAAGAAATATTAGACCAACATCAAAAACACGCATGGTTTTTAAGCACTTTGATTAAATGATCAAAATATATAATAGATTATGGTCACCAATATTCTTTATGATGGCAATTATAAGTTATTATTTAAACTGTAATGAGATAATTTGTCATCATAGCCACAGTTTATATGAAATGCCTCTAATGTGGTCAATAATGGGATTGGCACATTTGAGCGTTTGGTTTAACAAATAAATGGAAAATATTGATGGTTATCTTGGAAATCAACGCCTAAAAAAAGTAGGCATTGATTTACCCTACACAGAGGAACAAGTAGCAGAAATTATTAAATGTACCGAGAACCCGGTATATTTTATACGAAATTATGTAAAAATTGTAAATGTAGATCACGGTTTGGTTCCATTTGATATGTGGCCATTTCAAGAAGAAATGGTTAATACATTTCATAATAATCGTTTTTGTATTGCAAAAATGCCTCGTCAGGTTGGTAAAACAACCACCACCGTAGGTTATATGTTATGGTCTGTTTTATTTAATCCAGATTATACAATAGGCATATTAGCAAATAAAGGTTCATTGGCTCGTGAGATTTTAGATCGATTAACCAAAGCTTATGAATATTTGCCAGTATGGTTGCAACAAGGTGTTTTAGTTTGGAATAAAGGTAACATTGAATTAGAAAATGGGTCAAAGATATTTGCATACGCCACATCAGCTGATGGTGTCCGAGGCGGTTCTTATAATTTAATATTTCTTGATGAGTTTGCATTTGTGCCACACAATATGGCACAAGACTTTTTTCAATCAACTTACCCTGTAATTTCTTCTGGTCAAACAACCAAAGTAATTATTGTATCTACACCTAATGGATTAAATCAGTTTTATAAAATGTGGACTGATGCAATTGAAGGTCGTTCTACATATAAACCTTTAGAAGTTCATTGGTCACAAGTGCCAGGTCGTAACGAAGAGTGGAAAAACGAAACAATACGAAATACAAGTGAAGAGCAGTTTCGTGTAGAATTTGAAACGGAATTTATTGGTTCATCAGCAACATTAATTTCTGGAACCAAGTTAAGAAGTTTAGCATTTCATAATCCAATATCTTCAGATGAAGGATTAGACATATATGAACAACCCATACCAGGCAATCTGTATATTGCCACAGTTGATTGTGCAGAGGGTATAGAGGCTGATTATTCTGCTATAAACGTGATTGATGTAACACAAACACCCTATAAGCAAGTTGCTAAATATAGAAATAATAAATTACCATTATTATTTTTTCCTACTATCATTTATTCGGTGGCAAAAAAATATAATGAAGCCTATGCGTTAATTGAAACAAATAACATAGGTCAACAAGTGGTTGATATTTTACACTATGATTTAGAGTATGAAAACATATACAAGTTAGAGCATCATCATATCAAAGGTCAAAGTATATCAGCTGGTTTTAAACGATCTACCTCTTTTGGTATTAAAACAACAAAATCTGTCAAGAAAATTGGATGTGCTAACTTAAAAACACTTATTGAAAACGATAAATTAATCATTAATGACTTTGACACAATAGCTGAAATGAACACTTTTTCTAGGGTTCGTGGCACCTATGCGGCTGAAGAAGGCAATAATGACGATTTAGTAATGGGATTAGTTTTATTTGCATGGCTAACAGCGCAAACATTCTTTAAAGATTCTACAAGTATTGATGTAAGAAAGTTAATGTTGGCAGAGCAAAATATGTTGGTTGACGAAGATTTAACTCCTGTGGGCATTATAGATGACGGAAAAAGAGAGGAAATTACGATTGACCGTGAAAATAATGATATATGGACAGAAAAGGGCTATACTTCTTCAATTTTTTAAAAAACTAAATACACTATAAAAGAATTCAATAACAATATTATATTATTCGTAAAGTAATTATTTAAAGGAGAAATCCAATGGCATTTCAGCTCTCACCTGGGGTAAATGTATCAGAAATAGATTTGACTACAATTGTCCCCTCAGTTCCAACTTCAATTGGAGCATTTGCTGGTATATTTCAATGGGGTCCAATCGATGAAATTGTAACTGTTTCAGACGAAGTAAATCTAGTTGAAAGATTTTTTAAACCATATTCCGATAACTATGAATATTGGTTTTCAGCAGCGAATTTTTTAGCATACTCAAATAATCTTAAAACTGTTCGTGCAGGTAGTATTGCTTCAACAAAAAATGCTGTGTCTAATGGTTCAGCAGTATTAATTAAAAATGATGATGCTTATGATGATAATTTTTCAGGCGGTGCAAACACATATGGTGAATTCGCAGCTCGCTATGCTGGTGCTGTAGGCAACTCACTTAAAGTTTCTTTATGTGACGCAAATACTTACTCTGGTTGGGCTTTTGCCTCACAATTTACAGCTGCACCAGGCACTTCAACATATACATCATCCGTTGGTGGTGCTAATGATGAAATTCACGTTATTGTTATTGACCAAGACGGCGAATTTACAGGCACACAAAATACAGTTCTTGAAAAATATGCTTTTGTATCTAAAGCGTCAGATGCTAAAGATGATTCAGGCAATACTAATTACTATAAAAATGTTATTACAAATAAATCAAAATATATTCATTGGTTAAGTCACCCAACAGCAAACGGCGGAGCTTCATATGCTAATGCAAGCTCAACATGGGGCACTACAGCTACCAATAAATCTTTTAGTAATTTATCAGCTAATGTGACAATATCACTTATTAATGGTGCAGATGGCACAATTTCTACTGCAAACGTTATTACAGCTTATGATCAATTTGCTAATGCTGATTCAGTTGATATCTCATTAATTGTTTCTGGTCCTGCTGGTACAACTCTTGCTGCTAATCTTATTACATTGGCAGGAACTCGTAAAGATTGTTTAGCATTCTTATCACCAGAAAAAGCAGATTGTGTTGATAACGCTGGTTCTGAAGTAACAGATATTAAAGCTTATCGTGATACATTAACAAGCAGTTCATATGCGGTATTAGATTCTAATTGGAAATATCAATACGACAAATACAACGATGTGTATCGCTGGGTACCATTAAATGGTGACATTGCTGGTCTATGTGCAAGAACAGACCTTGAACGTGATCCATGGTTCTCACCAGGCGGTCTCAATCGTGGTATTATCAAAAATGTAATTAAACTTGCATGGAATCCAACAAAAACAAATCGTGATGATTTGTATGTAAAAGGTATTAATCCTATTGTTACATTCCAAGGTGAAGGTGTAGTATTATTTGGCGATAAGACGCTTTTATCTAAACCAAGCGCTTTTGATCGTATTAATGTTCGTAGGTTGTTCATTGTTCTTGAGAAAGCTCTTGCTCGTGCAGCTCGCTTCTCTCTCTTTGAGTTCAATGACCAATTTACCAGAGCTCAGTTTGTTGCTCTTGTAGAACCGTTCTTGCGTGATGTTCAAGGTCGCCGAGGCATCTTTGACTTCCGTGTGGTTTGTGATGAAACAAACAATACGCCAGAGGTTATAGATAGAAACGAATTTATCGGTGATATTTTCATTAAACCATCTAGATCAATTAACTTTATTCAACTTAACTTTATAGCAGTAAGAACAGGTGTAAGTTTTGATGAAGTTGTTGGTAAGTTTTAATAAATAGAGAAACAGGAGATATAAAAAATGGCTTTTTCCGTAAATGAATTTAGAAGTCAAATGGTTGGTGACGGCGCTCGTCCAAATCTGTTTGAAGTGTCTATGCCTTTTCCCGTGTTCTCTGCACCAGGAGATGCACAAACTAAATTAACTTTCATGTGTAAAACAGCACAATTACCAGGTTCAACTATTGGTGTTGTGCCAGTTCAATATTTTGGCCGTGAATTAAAATTTGTTGGCAATAGAACATTTGCAGACTGGACAATTAACATTATCAATGATGAAGATTTTATCATTCGTAACGCATTTGAAAGATGGATGAATGGTATTAATAGTCACAATCTTAATGTGCGTAATCCGGCTGCTCTTGCACCGTTAGGATATTCAGTTGATGGCGATGTCAGACAATTTGGCAAAAAAGGTGATACACTTAAAAGATACAAATTTGTTGGTTTATATCCAACAGATTTAGCTCCAATTGATGTTGATTGGGGCGCTAATGACACAATTGAGGAATTTACAGTAACTATGTCCTACCAATGGTGGGAATCAGTTGAAACTGGTGTGGTGTAATTTAACGAGAAAGGCTTCGGCCTTTCTCTTTTTTTAGGATGATATAAAATGGCAGTCAAACTCTTTGGATTTACCCTAGGTCGAAAAGATGTTGTTCAACCGCAATTACCTGAACAACCTTCTTTTGCACTCCCAACACAAGCTATGGATGATGGTGCAGTCACCATCACATCTGCAGCTCACTATGGAACTTATGTAGATTTAGAAGGTTCTGTTCGTAATGAAATTGAACTAATAACACGCTATCGTGAGATGGCAAACCATCCAGAATTAGAAATGGCGATTGATGATATTGTCAATGAAGCCATCACCCATGATGAAACAGGTAAGGTAGCTAATATTGTTTTAGATAAACTAACTCAACCTGAAACCATTAAAAAGAAAATACTCGAAGAATACAATAATATTCAGAAGATGCTTAACTTTAGCAATCTGGCTGATGACCTTTTTAAGCGTTGGTACATTGACGGTAGAATTAATTTTCATGTAGTTGTTGATGAAAAATCGCCAAAAGAAGGTATTAAAGAATTAAGATACATCGATCCACGCAAGATTCGTAAAGTGCGTGAGATTAAAAAAGAGCGTGATCCAAAAACTGGCGCTCAAATTATTTCCTCTATTGCTGAGTATTATGTTTATAATGACAAAGGCACTACATCACAAACTTATACAAGTAATGTAAATGCTGGTTTAAGAATTGCGCCAGAATCTATTATTAATGTAAATTCAGGTTTGATGGATGCAAAAAACACTTTTGTCATTTCATATTTACATAAAGCTATCAAACCACTCAATCAGTTAAGAATGATTGAAGATGCTATCGTTATTTACCGTTTATCAAGAGCGCCTGAAAGACGAATATTTTATATTGATGTAGGTAATTTACCAAAAGGTAAAGCAGAACAATATCTTCGTGATGTTATGGTCAAATATCGTAACAAAATGGTATATGATGCTCAAACAGGTGAATTAAGAGATGACCGCAAACACATGTCAATGCTTGAAGATTTTTGGTTACCTCGCCGTGAAGGCGGTAAAGGTACTGAAATTACCACACTTCCAGCTGGTCAAAACCTTGGTGAATTAGAAGATGTAAAATATTTTCGTCAGAAGTTATTACAGTCATTAAATGTGCCTATTTCACGATTAGACTCGCAACAAGGTGGTATGATTGGTGTAGGTAGAGTGGCTGAAGTAACAAGAGATGAAGTTAAATTTGCTAAATTTGTTCAAAGATTAAGAAATAAGTTTTCTCAAATCTTCGATCAAGCTCTTCGTGTTCAATTGGTACTTAAAGGCATTTGCACACAAGAAGAATGGGAAGATTTCAAAGAAGCCATTTACTATGACTTCTTAAAAGATAATAATTTTACCGAAATGCGTGATGCTGAATTACTCCGTGAAAGAGTAAATCTACTTCAAACGGTTGACCCATATATTGGTCGTTATTATTCATCTAAATGGGTTCGTAAAAATATTCTTCAAATGAATGAAGAAGACATTGAACAAATGGAAAACGAAATTAAACAAGAAGAAAATGACGGAACTGGTGGTCCAATAATGCAAGGTGGTGAACAAGTATCAGCTGACCAATATCCTCCAGAAGACAACACGGTTGAACGTGGTGCCGAAGATTCAAAAACACCTCAACTTGATGCTGATGTTGAAAAGTATAGTAACATAAATAGAGCTTAACATAACGGAGAAAATTATGGAAACAACACAATTTATTGATCAACTTGTAGCCGGTAAATCTGCTCAAGCTAAAGAAACACTTACAGATATTTTATCTGCTAAAGCCTTTAATGCACTTGAAAATCGTAAAATTGAAATTGCTAAATCATCTTTTGGTGGTATAGAACAAGATCAGAATGAAGATCAAGATATTGAAGTTTTAGATGCAAATGAAGTCAATGGTGTTCAAATGAGTGATATTGAAGTGCAAGATACTGCCGATACACCAATGAAAGATGAGCTTATAACACAAGAAGAATTTGATGCTTCAGGATTAATTCCTGCTAAAGTAATGGCAAAATGAAATCTTTAGAACAGTTTAGACTTTTAATAGAAGAGGAGAAACAAGATTACTCCAAATTTGATGCGTTGGTACGAGCTGGATTAGCAAACAGGTCTCAAATACAAAGAATTCATCGTGTTTTAAATAAAATGGGTGAAGAAAAACCAACTTTTAACCCAACTGACCGAGCATTGATGCAAATGCTTTTTTTAAAAATGGCTGATTTAATTACAAGTAAGCAACTATTTCAAAAAACAAGGCAAACAGTTCGTGAGGAATATGAAGAAATTAATGAGGCATTAGATTCAAGTGATCCACCTTTTGTATTAGTATTAAAGAGAAAAGCCATTCGTTTATATCCAAATGGTCAAAAAATTGCTCTTTATTTTAACAACAAAATTAACAAATATTTTAGTGTTCCTTATGGTCCTGGTGTTGACTCTAATATACAGGCGGAAAATTTAAAAAACGGTATAAATACTATTAATGAAAACAACATAACACAGTTGCAAAAGATTAAAGATAATCACCAACTTGGTGCGATTAAACATAATGATGGAACTTCAAGTAAAGTTGATGTGCAAACTGCTCATGCAATTCTTAATGTTCATAAAAAATTGAATGATAAGAATAAAAAGAAGTTTGAAGACATGATTAATAAATCACGTCAACATTTACAAAAAGCGGCAGAATTTTCACAAAAGAGAATGTAGTGTTAAATTTTGTTGATTTAATATTACAAAATAAATTAGACGAAGCAAAAAAAATATTATTTGATCGTCTTGATGAAATGATCGCAGATCGTATAAAAAGTGCTAAACGATATGTAGCTGAAGATAGATTTGAAAAAGTAGAAAACCTTGAAGAAGTTGCTAGACGTAATGTTAATATTATTAGAATGGGAAGAATCAATAAGATTCGCCGTAGAATAAGAAGAAACGCTAAAGGACGAATTATTGTTCAAAAAAACAGAAGACGTTCAGGTATAAAAGGTTATCGTATTTCTGGTAATACAGTTAGACGAATACCAGCAACAACAAGACTTAAAAAAGCCCGTTTATTAAAACGGTCATGGAAAACAACTAGAAGAGCTAAACTTCGTAGAACATTATTAAAACGAAAAATGTCTATGCGAAGAAGAGCCGGATTAGGACTAAAATAAAATGCCATTTGAATTAATTAACTCTATAAGAAGTCCTTCAATTATTCGTATTGAAGGAACAGGTACAACTACAGTTGCTTTAGCTAACTTATCAGCGAGTGCTAATGAAACTGTAACATCCGCAAGCATTAAAAGAATAAATTGGTCAACAAACGGCAATATTCAAATTGTCAGAAGTTCTGTTCCAATTGTTTCTTTACACAATACGGGCGAAATGCGTCTTGATGAGTATGGTTATTCAATTGCAAATAATAATACCTCATCTATTGTAATTACAATTAATACCGGCGGTACAGTAGTATTAGAAGTATCTAAAGAAGCAACTTATGCAACAGCATTAACAGGATTCTAACATGAAACTTATTAGAGAAACCGTAGAAAATGTAAAGTATGTTACAGAGGCTTCAGAAAACGGTAAAAAGCATCTTTTCATTGAAGGTACATTTCTTGTTGGCGATACAGTCAATCGTAACAATCGCATGTATAAAATGGATACTCTTCGAAAAGAAGTCAACCGTTACAATGAAGAATATATTAAAACGAATCGTGCATTAGGTGAGTTAGGTCATCCTGACACACCAACAATCAATCTTGAAAGGGTATCCCATAAAATTGTATCACTATCTGAAGATGGTAATACATTCTATGGTAAAGCTTTAATCCTTGAAACACCATATGGTCAAATTGTCAAAAACTTTATTGATAACGATGTAAGTATTGGTGTATCTTCAAGAGCTCTTGGTTCAGTAGTTACAACTAAAGACGGTTATAGCCTAGTCCAAGATGACCTCAAATTAGCAACAGCGGCAGACATTGTTGCGGATCCATCAGCACCGGGTGCGTTTGTAAATGGCATCATGGAAAATAAAGAATGGATGTTTATTGAAGGTAAATTTGTAGAAACTGACTTTGACCTTGCAAAAACACAAATTCGTAAGGCATCTTCAAAAGAAATTGAAGAGGTGGCCTTAAAATTATTTGAAAATTACCTCAGAAAACTTTAATTTTATAAATAAGAAATCATAAGGAGATTCCTAATGGCAACAAATAAACTCATGGAAGCAGCTGCTGAAGTTCTTGCAACACGCAAGCAACCCGTACCAGCTGAACCAATGCACAAAGTGGACGCAGAGGTCACAGACCTTGGTGGTCCAAAACAAGATTTAGACGACAATAAACCGGGCGGTGATATTTACGGCAAGTATAAAGTTGATACTGCTAAAGCGACCAGTGGTTTTAAAATGATACATTCGCCAACAACTAAACCCTCAGCTGCTTCAGCTGATCCGGAAGCAGGTAAAAAACTTGTAGGTGAAGAAGAAGAATCAGACGAAGAAGAAACAATCGATGAAGCTTCTGATATGCACAAAGATGAAAAACATAACGATGAAAAGAAAAAAGTAAAAGATGAAGCATATCACATGATGACTAAAGCGCCTGCAAACAAATATGCGATGAATAAAGAAGAAATGAAGAAAAAAATGCAAGAAGATATTGATGCTCTTTTTGCAGATGATTCTACAATTTCTGAAGATTTTAAATCTAAAGTTTCTACAATTTTTGAAGCTCGTGTTAATGACCGTGTTTCACAAATTCAAGAAGAAATTGAAGCAAACTATGCTGATATGCTTGAAGAAGCAATCACATCTGTTCGTAAAGATTTAACAGAAAAAGTAGATGATTATCTTTCTTACGTTGTCGACCAATGGATGGGTGACAATGAAATTGCTATTGAATCTGGTTTACGCACAGAATTAACAGACGACTTTATTGCTGGTTTACGCAATCTATTCGCAGAACATTATATTAGTGTTCCTGATGAAAAAGTTGATCTCGTTGATGAACTTGCTGGTAAAGTTGAAGAACTTGAAAGCAAACTCAATGAAGAAATTGAGCGTGGTGTTAGCTTTGCTAAAGCATTAGTTGAATCACGCAAAAATGAAGTAACTCGTGAAGTAAGTGAAGGTCTCACATCAACTCAAGTTGAAAAAATCAAATCACTCGCAGAGAGTGTTGAATTCTCCACAGAGGACGAATACAAATCAAAACTTGAAACAATTCGTGAGAATTATTTTCCATCTGGCGTTAAAAAAGCTGATGAATCACAACTTAACGAAATCGTAGAAGATACTGAAGGCGAAAAGAAAGTTATTAATGATCCATTTGTAGCTGCAGTATCCGATGCAATTAGTAAAACGAAATTTTAATTAAAAAATTATCTAGGAGATAAAAAAAAATGTATTTGTCCGAATCATTACAGAAAAAGTGGGAAGGTGTTCTTGAACACCCCGACTTACCTGCAATTAAAGACCCGTATCGTAAGGCTGTGACTGCTGTCATTCTTGAGAATCAAGCTCAAGAAATGCAAAAAGCAAGTCAAATGCTTACTGAAGCTACACCAGCTAACGCAGCAGGTACAGGCGGTTTTGGTGCTGGAGCAGCTGCCGGTGGTCCAGTTGCCGGTTTTGATCCAATCTTAATCAGTTTAGTTCGCCGTTCATTACCAAACTTAATCGCATACGATGTATGCGGTGTTCAACCAATGACAGGCCCAACTGGTTTAATCTTTGCTATGCGTTCTACATTTAGCACATCTAATGTGACCGCAGGCGCAACAGAAGCATTTTACAACGAAGCTAATACAGGTTTTGGTGGTGTTTCTGCCGCACAAACAACTCTTGCTGTTGGTACTGCTGCTGCTAACACATTCGTTGGTAATGCTGCTCCATCACTTGGTTTAACAACAGCTTCTGCTGAAGATTTAACATTTGCAGAAATGGCATTCTCAATTGAAAAAGTTACTGTTACTGCTAGAACAAGAGCATTAAAAGCAGAATACTCAATTGAACTTGCACAAGACCTTAAAGCAGTTCATGGTTTAGATGCAGAAACAGAATTAGCAAACATCTTGTCTGCTGAAATTCTTGCTGAAATTAACCGTGAAGTTGTTAGAACAATCTATGGTACTGCTGTAACAGGTTGCCAAGTTGGTACAACTACTGCTGGTAAATTTGACCTCGACACCGATTCAAACGGTCGTTGGATGGTTGAAAAAGTTAAAGGTTTAGCTTTCCAAATTGAAAGAGAAGCCAATACTATCGCTAAATTAACTCGTAGAGGCAAAGGTAATATTTTAATTTGCTCAAGCGATGTTGCTTCAGCGTTGGCGATGTCTGGTATTCTTGATTACAATTCAGCTTTACAAGCAAATGTAGCCTTGACTGTTGATGATACAGGTAACACATATGCCGGTACTCTCTTCGGTCGTATCAAAGTGTATATTGATCCGTTTGCTCCAACATCAGCAACTCAAGAATTTGCAGTTGTTGGTTACAAAGGTTCAAATGCTTATGATGCAGGTTTATTCTATTGCCCATATGTTCCTTTACAAATGGTTCGTGCAGTTGACACATCGAATTTCCAACCAAAAATTGGTTTCAAAACTCGTTACGGTCTAGTTGCAAACCCATTTGCACAAGGTACAACACAAGGCCTTGGTGCATTGACTGTGTTGGTTAACAACTACTATCGTGCATTTAAAGTTGCAAACTTGATGTAATTTAAAAGTCTTATAATTATAACTATAATAAAAGACTAGAAAAGTAGTAAAACTCAAAAGAGGGCTCTGTAAGGAGTCCTCTTTTTTTTAGCATAAATAAACCACTATGACAATAAGCACTCGTAATCCAACAAATCCCAACTTTCTACAACCAAATAAGTTTCAACTTAATTTTGGTCGTTCACCCAATGTTAGATATTTTTGTCAATCATTAAGTGTACCCGGTATTTCTTTGTCTGAAATTCCACAAACTAATCCATTTGTTGATGTGTATATTCCTGGTGAAAAAGCTATATACGATTTATTGAATATTACATTTATTGTTGATGAAGAATTAAGATCATGGCTTGAAATACACGATTGGATTCGTGCTATGACTTTTCCTAAAGAATTTGCTGAATATAGAAATCTTAGTAAATTAAACAAATATGCAACAAACATTCCAATAAGCAAACCTCAATACTCTGATGCGACTGTTACTTTGCTTTCATCATCAAATACTCCATACTATAATATTAAATTTTTTGAAGTATTTCCTACCACTCTTTCTACATTTGTAATGAGTGTGACAGATTCACCAGATACAATCATTACGGCTGATGCTACTTTTAGATATTCGTATTTTGATGTAGAAAAATTGTTTTAATCAAATATTTTTATTTGGCCAATACACATACATTTATACCTAAATTATTCTAAAAAACGCTTGACAATTTAATGGAGGTGATGTATCCTTGAAGTAAAAGGATAACAATTATATGAAACAACTTGAAGAATTATTAGAAATGTGGCGCAAAGATTCTGAAATAGATAGAACAGAACCAGGCAAAGCGTTATTAGACATTCCTAAATTACACAGCAAATATTTAAATATTCTTTCAAAACATCGTCTATTAGCCAAAGAAGCTGATTTTAAGTTAAATAAGATGAAGGTTTTGAAATGGGAATATTATACAGGTAAATTAGATGAAGACCAACTAAAACAATACGGTTGGGAACCATTTCCATATGTCTTAAAAGCTGAAGTTAATAATTACATTGAAGCTGATAACGACATCAACACTCGTTTAGCACAAAAAGCCTTGCATGAAGAAATCGTAGATGTATGCAGTTCAATACTCAAAGAATTAAATAATCGAACTTGGGAACTTAGGTCGTTTATAGATTGGGAAAAATTTATTCAAGGTGTCTGATTTAATACTCCATAAAAAAAACGAAGTATTCATACAATTCGAATGTGAAAGAGGACTAGCTCAAGAACTTTCAGATCATTTTACATTTTTTGTTCCTGGATATCAATTCGTTCCAGCTTATAAAAACAGACTTTGGGATGGTAAAATAAGGTTAGTAGATTTACGCAACTTTACCATTTATCATGGTCTAGTTTCATATATTCAAAACTTCTGTCAAGAAAGAAACTATAATCTTGAAATAGATTCAAATGTAATTTCTACTGATATATTATCGGTAGTAGAAGCTGAAAGTTTTATAAAAACATTAAACTTACCATATGAAATTCGTGATTATCAGTTAAAGTCTTTTATTCATGCTATTCGAAATAGAAGAATTCTTTTATTATCACCAACAGCTTCAGGTAAATCACTTATACTTTATCTTGTTGTAAGATATCTACAAGAGCTAAGATTAAACAAAGGACTACTAATTGTTTCAACCACATCATTAGTTGAGCAAATGTTTTCTGATTTTAAATCTTATGGTTATGATTCTGATCGATATTGCCATCGCCAATATTCAGGTAAAGACAAACACACAAACAATTTTTTAACGATTACTACATGGCAGTCAATTTATAAAAATCCTGTAGAATATTTTGAACAATTCGATTTTGTTTTAGGTGATGAAGCTCACCAATTTAAAGCTAAATCACTTACCACCATACTTACAGGTTGCTCAAATTCTAAATATAGAGTAGGTACAACAGGAACTTTAGACGGAACTCAAACTCACCGTTTGGTACTAGAGGGTTTATTTGGTCCAGTTTATAAGGCAACCTCAACATCTGAATTAATTGAGAAAGGTCAGTTAGCGGATTTTAACATTAAATGTCTGATTCTCAAGTATCCTGAACCTATATGTAAAGCGGCTCGTGATTGGGATTATAAAAAAGAAATTGATTTTATAGTTGCAAACAAAGCTCGTAATGATTTTATACGCAATTTAGCTTTATCGCTAAAAGGCAACTCACTTATTTTATTTCAATTTGTTGAAAAACATGGTAAAGACCTTTACACTAATATTAAACAACATGCAAAAAATAGGCATGTTTTTTTTGTCTTTGGCGGAACTGATGTTGAGGTTCGTGAGTCTGTTCGTTCAATTACTGAAAAAGAAAAAGACGCCATTATTGTAGCTTCATATGGCACCTTTTCAACAGGTGTCAATATTCGTAATCTACATAATATTATATTTGCATCACCTAGCAAATCAAGAATTCGTAATCTACAATCAATTGGCCGTGGCTTAAGAATTGGAAATAATAAAACAGTAGCTGAATTATTTGATATCGCTGATGATTTTCGTATAGGTAAATATGTAAATTATACCTTAAAACATTTTATTGAGCGAGTAAAAATATATGATGATGAAAAATTTAATTATAAATATTACAATATAGATTTAAAAAATGACACCTTTTCCACAACACAAAATTAGAGTTATCCGATTACAAAACGGAGAGGATCTTATTTCTACTTGTATTATGGATGAGGAAAATGAATGGATTCAATTAAATGATCCTATGTCTTTGATTGTTAAACGCACCATTAAAGGCACGGCAATAATGATGATACCATGGTTGCCACTTGAGGTAATTTCTGATAATATAGCCACTATATCTTCTCATGATGTATTAACGTTTGCTGAACCAAAAGAAGATTTAATTGAATATTATAATAATATGGTTGAGCAAGCTAAAATATCAATTGTAAAAAACGATGATGTATTAAAAGTATTAAAAGAAGAAATAACAGAATATCGTGATGACATTATTAATGAAATGTTACCTGAAGAGCAAGAGAAAGTAAAAAACTATTTAAATATTTTAGCTGATGATAGAAAAAAGAAATTACATTAATGTTGGATTATACACCAAACAATTTTAAATTAGTAAGTGATGAAATAATAAATAATTTAACATTTGATTTATTACCTAAAAAATGGATTGAAAGAAATAAATCTAACCCTATGTTTGGTCATTGTCATACAGCATCAGCTTGCTTACAAAAGATATTTGGAACAAAAATAATTAAGTTATATCATGCCCTAGATGATGAAGGCATCTATCATTGGTGGGCAGTTGATAATAAAGGTCAAAGAATCGATTTGACAGCTGACCAATATTATTCAACAGGTAGAAAACCTCCATATGAAAATGGAACTAAATCAGGAATGTTAGGATTTGAATATCGTGTAAGAGTGCTAACATTACTGGATAAGGTACTAAAGCAATTACAATTAAAGGGGGCAAGGCTAGATTAACACATGTCAAGCACTTTTTGAGGCAATTAAGGATGAAATATGAGTGAAAAAAAACCAAAACACTATGTAAATAATGCTGACTTCTTGAAGGCTCTAATAGAGTATAAAGAAAAATGTGATGAGGCAAATAAAGCAAAAAAAGAGGAACCTAAAATTCCAAATTATGTTGGCGAATGTTTTTTAAAAATTGCTGAACATTTATCTCGCAAACCAAATTTTATATCATATTCTTTTCGTGATGAAATGATAGCTGATGGTATTGAAAACTGTATGATGTATTTCCGTAATTTCGATCCAGCTAAATCTAAAAATCCATTTGCATACTTTACACAAATTATATACTTTGCCTTTCTTCGCCGTATAATGAAAGAAAAGAAACAACTTTATGTTAAGTATAAGGCAACCGAACAGTTTGGTATTCTAGATGAACATGAATTACTAGAAGATTCAGATGGAGTGGCCAAACAATTTGAATTATACGACAACATTTCTGAATTCATTCATAATTTTGAAGAAAATAAGAAAAAGAGAAAAGAAAATAAAACTAAAGGATTGGATAAATTTTTTAGTGAAGACCTATAATTACCTGTAAAATACTTGACTTTAATTATATTATGTGTTATTATCAGAGAGTGCGCTGAAGTTAGTTTCAGATTTCCTAATTCTTTTTCATATGAGGACACAAATGAATACAGAAAAGTTACTTCAACATATTAGAATTTTAGAAGAAGAACATTTAATTTTAGATAGTAATATCAAAGATGGGTATAGTCATTTTGTAAATGATGCAGAATTAAACAAAATGAAATATCAAAAGCTTGAGATAAAACGAGAAATAGAAACACTTAAAAACCAATATAACAATTTAAGAATTAAATAATAATGCAAATTTGTGTATTGGGTGATACCCATTTTGGTATGCGTGGTGATTCTTTAGAATTTCACAAGTATGTTAAAAAGTTTTATGATAATGTATTTTTTCCATACCTTAAAGAAAATAACATTACAACCGTATTTCAGTTAGGCGATTTATTTGATAGACGAAAGTTTATTAATTTTAATTCACTCTATCTATGCCGTCAATACTTCTTTGATAAATTAAAAGAAAACAACATTATATTCCATACCATTCTTGGTAATCATGATATTTCTTTTAAAAACACTCTTGAAGTTAATTCTCCGCAACTATTACTTAAAGATTATGACAACATCATAGTATATGATGATTTTGCCACCGTTGATTTTGATGGCATATTTTTTGATGTTATTCCTTGGCTTTGTGCTGAAAATGAAGAAACAATTTTTAAGGCAATCAATGAAAGTAAATCACAATTAGCTTTTGGTCATTTTGAGATTGATGGGTTTGAAATGGATCGTGGTAATGTTTTTCGTGGTGGTATTGACAAAAATAAGCTTAATAAGTATGATATGGTATTAACTGGACATTTTCATCATAAATCAGATGATGGCCACATATATTATGTCGGTACTCCAAATGAAATAACTTGGGCTGACTATAATGATCCACGAGGGTTTCACATTTTTGATACGGCAACTCGTGAAATGGAATTTATACAGAACCCATATCGCATGTTTCATAAATTAAATTATGATGATGGTGCTCAAGATTTTGAATTTTGGAAAACTTATAATTTTAATAAATTAAAAGAAACATTTGTGAAAGTGGTTGTTATTAATAAACAAAATCCATATTTGTTTGATAATGTAATTGATAATCTTTATAAAGCTGGCGTGTCTGATATATCTATTGTTGAAGATTTCACCGATACAAGTTTTGATACTGATCAAGATATTATTAACCAAGTTTTGATACTGATCAAGATATTATTAACCAAGCTGAAGATACAATGACTATTCTTAATCGATATATTGATAATTTAGCCTTAAATGTAAATGGTGATAAACTTAAAACACTTATGCGTGAGCTTTATGTAGAAGCACTTAATACGGAAACAACTGAATAATGCTCGTCTTTCGTTATGTTCGTTGGAAGAATTTACTTTCAACAGGTAATTACTTTACTGAAATTAAATTAGACAATACAAGCAACACACTTGTTGTTGGTGAAAATGGATCTGGCAAATCTACGATGCTAGACGCATTATGCTTTGGTCTTTTTGGTAAACCTTTTCGTTCAATTGTTAAACCCAATCTAATTAACTCAATTAATGGTAAAGATACTATAGTTGAAGTTGAGTTTAATTCTGGTAACAAATCATATAAGATTATTCGTGGTATCAAACCAAACACCTTTGAAATTTATCAAGATGGTGAACTACTTAATCAAGACGCAGCTGCTCGTGACTATCAAGAATACCTAGAGAAGTTTATTCTTAAAATGAATTATAAATCCTTTACACAGATTGTTATTCTAGGTTCAGCATCATTTACACCATTTATGCAATTATCAAATACTGATAGACGAACTATCATCGAAGACTTACTTGACATTCAAATCTTTTCTACTATGAGCGGACTGGTCAAAGAACGAATGATCAACAATAAAGATTTGTCTTTAACCAAGAAGCATGAAATTGATATTGATCAACAAAAATATGAACTTAAAGAATCTCATATTAAACAATTAAAACAAAACAATGATGAAAAAATTACTGAATGTGAATTAGATATTGCCAACAATTCAAATTATGTTGTAACATTAGAATCAGAAACAAACGAAAACAACAATAAAATTAATACACTTCAAGCTGAAGTAATTGCTCGCTTGGAAACAGAACAAAAGGTTAAAAAATTTAATCAACTTGAAACACAGATTGAAACCAATCTAAACAAATATAAAAAAGATATAAATTTCTTTGAGCATAATGATAATTGTCCAACGTGCCGACAAACTATTAATAAACAATTTAAAGAAGAAGAAATTGGTAATCTAAACAATAAAATTACAGAATGTGCCGAAGGCCTTTCGCAATTAGAAATTAAATTATTAGAAGAACAAAACAAACTAAATCAGATTAGTGAAAAACAAAAACAAATACAAGAACTACAAATTAAAATTGCAACCAATACCACTTCTATTACCGAAGTAAAAAAATATATTGCTCGTATTGAAAAACACATCAATGAATTAAAAAATACTAAAGATATATCAGATACCGAACAGAAACAATTGGAAGAACTTAAAGTTAAGATTGATACAGCCGAAAAAGAACTCAAAGAATTAATTGATGAAAAAACCTATTATGAAGTGGCTTCTGGTTTGTTAAAAGATACCGGCATTAAAACAAAAATTATTAAACAATACTTACCTATTATTAATAAGTTAGTCAACAAGTATTTGGCATCATTAGACTTCTTTGTGAACTTTAATCTTGATGAATCATTCAAAGAAACCATTAAGTCAAGGCACCGTGATGAATTTACTTACAATAACTTTTCAGAAGGTGAAAAACAGCGTATAGACATGGCTCTAATGTTAACATGGCGTGCTATTGCTAAATTAAAGAATTCATCTAATACTAATTTATTAATACTTGATGAGATATTTGATTCAAGTCTTGATGTAAATGGTACAGACGAACTGATTAAGATATTACATATGCTTGAAAATGTTAATTTATTTGTAATTTCCCATAAAGGCGATATATTACAAGATAAATTTAACAATGTAATTCGGTTTCAAAAAATTAAAAACTTTAGTAGGATTGTAAAATGAGTGACGATATATTAAACCAAGAAATATTCACCATTGATACTGGTGCTAATATTACAAAAGAGGAAAAGATTGAGCCTTTGCCATTGTTTGATGAAAATCATCCAATGCTAAACAAGCCAATACCAATATACAAAAACGCATTACCTAATAAAAACATGAATACTTTAATTAAACGATTAAAGATGACAATGAAACAATTCAACGGATTAGGCCTTTCAGCTAATCAATGTGGTGTTTTTGAAAGAGTATTTGTGATTGGCACCGAACACTTTCAATTTGCCTGTATCAACCCACAAATCACCAGCCAATCGGCAGAAATGACAAAAGACAATGAAGGTTGCCTCTCCTATCCCGCTTTATATATTAAAATAAAAAGACCGTCATGGATTATGGCATCATTCTATAATGAAAACGGTGAACATATTGAAATGAAAATGGAAGGTTTAACAGCAAGATGTTATCAACACGAACTAGATCACATGAATGGTGTAAAGTTTGTGCAATACGCTGGGCCAGTTTCATTAAGATTAGCAAAACAGAAACAAGAAAAACTTATTAAAACAATTACACGCAGAAAAAAAAATGGCAGATAGACAAGTAGCTTGGATTTTATTTTTAGTATCACTCACAATATCACTTATATTTTTAGGTGAAATAGTGAACATGAATTACGAACTAGACACTCAAAAAAGAAGAGCAGATAGTTTAGATAAAGAAATTACTATTCTAAAAAAACACCAAGATGATTTGAAATTACAATTAACAATTGTAAATAAAACTACAGCCTCTATTGAAAAAGACATAGACAACACACAAGAATTACAAAGAATACAAGCACAAAGAATGTCTGAAATTATTAAGAGAAAAAAATAATGGCATACGCATTTGACCCAAAAGACGATGTAGAAACCCAATGGAAGAAATGGTCAGCAGAAAATCCTGCTAACGATATGCCTTTTGTTGATGAAAACGAACTCAAACAAACCGTCATCAAAGACTTGACTTATGTATCAAGGATGGACGTAAAAGAATATACACTTTATCAAAAGTGGTGTGAGGTTCAAGACCGCTATCCAGCTGTTATTGTAAATGATTTAAAGAATATACACTTTATCAAAAGTGGTGTGAGGTTCAAGACCGCTATCCAGCTGTTATTGTAAATGATTTATGGGAAGGTGAAAAACGGGTTATTGAAGATGAAGACCAAAGACGAGCCATTGAAGAAGTAAAAACTAATTTTTGGAATCCACAGGATCCTGATGAATATTTAAAATTACAACCAGAACTCATCTATGCCAATAAACAAGATAAGTATCCAGAGTTGTGGAATTGTATTCGTACCTTTTCATCTACCATGAAAAACAATTCAAACATTGGCCGTAATTTGAATTTTATTGTAAGAGATAAAGCTACTCAAAAATATCTAGGTGTGATTTGTATTTCATCTGACTTCCTAGATTTAACACCAAGAGATAATTATATTGGTTGGAGCCGTGAACTGAAAACACAAGGCGGTATGATTAACCATACTGCAATTGGCTCAACGATTGTTCCATTACAACCACTTGGTTACAATTATGTTGGTGGTAAATTATTAGCTTTACTATGTTTAGCCACACCCATACAAGAATTATGGGAAAAACTCTATGGCGATAAATTAGTTTCAATTACAACTACATCATTATATGGCCAAGCAAAACCAAATGGTTTATCACAATATGATGGTCTACCTTATTGGCAAAAAATGGGTTTTACAGCAGGTTCAGTATCATTTGAACCTGAAAAAGAAACACGATACAAAATTCGTCAATGGTTAATGAAGAATTATACCAAGAAATATTTTGAATGGTATATCGCAAAGAAACCAAGCGGTCAGCCACACAAACGTGACCACAAGAATCGTTCACTACAATTTACTTATTCTAAATTAAATATTCCTAAAGAACTGATTAGAACAGCTCATGCTCGTGGCATATATTGGTGTCCATTGTATGATAAAACAGTAGAGTTTTTAAAAGGTGAAGATTCAACAGGCATCAAGAAAAACTTTGATACATCGATTGAAGCATTAGTAGAAATTTGGAAAAAAGATTTAGCTAAACCAAGAATTAGTGTTTTGAAAAAGAAAGGTAAAATTTCGCATGAAACACTTTTCTATGATGATTTAATTACTTTAACATGGCAAGAAACAAAAGACAAATATCTAGGTCAAGTTGGTCGGTAAATATAAATAAAATTCTTGACATACGATTAAAGTTATGTTAGAATGATTATTGTAAATGCGGTGGGTTGTAGAACATTAATGAATCCCCTTTATTAAGGTCTGTGCAAGCCAGACACACCGCTCCAATTGCGGGAGGTTGATAGAACAAAGTAGGTGTCCAGCTTACTTACTAGGTGCAAATCCTGGATCCCGCTCCATTTTCTTATTTTGTTGTTTCCACGCAACATGTTGTTTTTTTACAACATTTGTTGTTTTTTTACACCAACCCTCATATTTCGCTTGACAAATCTGTTTTTTTATGTTAGGATGGTCATATAACAATTGAGAAGTAATTATATGACGAACTTTACCGTAGAATCAAAATCACAATTAGCCAAGTTGATGGCTACTGAAAACCTCACGATTCAACATTCAAAAATCCAAACAGCTAAGTTTGACCCAAAGAATCGTGTATTATATCTTCCAATCTGGCAAAATATGACAGGCGCTCTATATGACCTTTTAACAGGCCATGAAGTGGGCCATGCCCTTTATACTCCTGCCGAAGGTTGGCATGATGCCGTGATTGATAAGACCAAATCTAAAAATTTCAAATCATTCTTAAATGTAGTTGAGGATGCCCGTATTGAGAAAAAAGTCCAACGAAAATATCCAGGCTTAAAAGCTTCCTTTATTAAAGCTTATACTGATTTAATGGGTCGTGATTTTTTCGGCATTAAAGGCCGTGATATTAATGATATGGCTTTCATCAACCGATTAAACATTTATACCAAAAGCCAATACAGTATGAAAATATTTTTTACTGGTGAAGAACAAAAAATGGTTGAAAAAGTTAAAGCTGCTGAATCGTGGGCTGATGTAATTAAAATTACCAATGAAATCTACGCTTACTCTAAAGATGAGCAATTTGACTTATCTGAATTAGAGGACTTTAATTTTATTATTCAAAATAATAATTTTGATGGTGAATTCGAAGAAGATTCTGATTCCGTTGAAGAAGCGGGCACTGGTGATGATGAAGGTAAAAATTCAGATGATGAATCTGAGCAAGAATTAGAAGC